ATAAAGCCATTGATTTAAAAAGCAATTATACTTGTTTAAATTCTTATTATGATCCTAAAATGATGTGGGTAAAAAAAAATAATATTAAAAAAGATAAAAATTATGGACAAAAAAATAGATTTCATATTATTATCCCTGATTTTACTGATGATTCAATATTAAAGAGAAAAATAACAGGTTTATTGAACAAATTAACAACTAAAAATAAAGCCACGATATATGATAATGTTAAGGAATTAATTAATGCAAATGATAAAGATAAAATATTTGATTTAGTTTGGGATTATGTTAAATCTAACGATAATAATTTATATACAAATATTTTAACATTTTTTAATGATGATTTTTTAAAAAATAAAATTGATGAAAAATGGAATAAGTATATTAATAATAAAGAATGGGATCCCCCTAATACTATTTATGATAATGATATATTGCTACTTAATGATGAATATGATTTATATTGTGATTATGTAAAATGGAAAAAGCAAATCAATAATCTTAATAATTTATGGATAAAATTTAAAATAAACGAGCTAAACATTTTGCAAGATGAATTATTTAATCATACTACAAAGATATTGGCGGACAATACATCGTATAAACACATATTGGATATATTTTTAGAACAGCTTTATAAAATATTAAATATAACTAAAAACAATAATATTATTGACAAAATCAGGGAATTCGATATTAAGAAATTTAATAACTCAACGAAATTTTTATTATATAATATTTTAGATTTACAAAAATAAATAATTTCTATATTATAATATAGAGTAAGAAACGTTAATAATTATGAGGGAAGATAACAGTCTATCTTTTTACAGTAGTTTAATAATTCAAATGATTTTCGTAATTTTATTAGTAATAATTTACGCTTATTTACACAAGTTAGAAAATATCGGTTGCGAATGTTCCGAACACCCTAACAAAGATTTCATCAAGAATTTCACTATAATTGCTTTAGTATATTTCTTTGTTACTGCATTTATCTCGCTAAAATCCATAGCTAAAAGTATGGGTGGCGTAGTTGTACAATTATTAGCTATTGCAACTTTTGTATTCTTCTTACTATTTGTTGTATACATATACTATGCTTTTGATTATGTAAGATATTTAACTAATGAAAAATGCAAATGCTCGGAAGATATGTCTAGAGATGTTATTGCCGTTGGCACTATGATATCTTTATTCTTATTCTTAACTTTATTATTCACTATAATCATTATCCCAATCTTAATAATAACCTTAAGCAATCTTCTTGATAAAATCGAAGATTTCGAATCGGAAGTCGAGCAAACTATCCGTAATCCCATGCGTACCTTCAAATCTACTCCTGACAGAATCGCGAGATCTGCCAAAGAAATAGGTAGCTTCGTAAAGAAAAGCGCTAAAAAAATAACTAATGTCCGCAGAAAAAGATAAATAAACTATTATTTTTATAAATACTTTTATATTAAATATTTAAAGTACGTGTTTCACCCTTGTTTTTCCCGCTTTTTTTTAAAATTTGTATATCGGCTGTATCTTCAATTATAGATGTTATTTCTTCATCGCTAACTGATAATGTTTCAATATGATTATCGATATCATCTTCTACTGATATATTACTGTGAACATTTCTTATTATATTATCAACATCATCAGCTGATTTATTATATTGAGGCGCTTCTTGAAATCGCGAAGACATATCTGATTGTATAGGATCGCTATTTAGTGACCCAAATAAATTACTTACCATTCCAAATAATCCCATGTCACCACCACCCATACTTGAACTACTTGTATTTTGTTGTGGCATATTACCAATATTTGCCGATTTGGGAGCTCCTCCACTTCCCATCATATATTGTTTTGCCGCTGCATTTTGAAATTGTTTCATTAATTCAGGATCCGATTTAAGTACATTTTCTACATCAGGCATAGGCTGTTCTTTGAACATTCTACTTGTTAAATGGAACATAAAAGCACTTCCAGAAAGCGACATGAATAATCTTAATTCTGGTGCCATTTTCTTTCCAGATGATTTATACTTGTAGTGTAATTCCTCAAAAATGTCATCATAATCATTGATATTTTCATTAACTTGCTCGGACCATCCATCTAATTTAACTGAAAAAGGATCATATCTTGTATTCATATATTCTGTACCAGATACAAATGCCATGAGCATTTTTTGCTGGAATCTTACACTACCATCTAGTTCTTTTTCACGAACAACACGATTATATTCAGATTTCATTTCTTCGAGATCGGAATTCATGTTAAATTTAAATGGTAATTTAAAACCCTTAGATTCTAATCTCTCAAGCTGATAAAGAATTTCTCGTTTTTCGTTAATTTCATTTCTAATTATATCCTTTGGACTCATATGTTTTTTTTTTACGACTCTGCTTTCATCGCTACCTGTAGTAGATCCGGATTCTTGACTTCCACTTTGCGATGACCCTGTTTCATCGGTATATGAATTTTCTGTATCTTTGCTACCGCGGCTGCCCCGACTTCCGCGGCTGCCACTTTCGCTACTCGCTACACTAACACCACTTTCAGATGTTGTGTCCATATCTTGATCGCGATTTATTTTTTTATCTTTGTATATACTTTTCATGTTTTTCATATACTTAGCTTTATCATATTTACTATTGGATACAGAAGAGCTTGCTCTGGAAGAACGCGATGACATAGATATTACATCATCGCTAATTTTCTTTTTATTGAATAATCCTTCGTCTATAAAAGCACTTTTTGAACTAAAATTATTACCAGTTTGTTTAGAATTGTTTGGTATATTAAAATTAAATGAATTATTATTAAAACTTTCTTTATTCAACTCTATTAAATCATCGCCTTTGTTGTTTAAATTTGATATTAATGACATATTATATATTATTTGGTATTTAAATGTTTATATATTTACAATAATTTATATATTTACATAAATACGCAATAATAAAAATAAGTTTATTTTTTAATAAAATCAAGCCATTTTTTAAAGAATATTTTACCAGTTTTAGGTATATATTCTGCGTGAAATTGAATACCTAATATATTTTTTTTTTTATTATAAGCCATAACAATTTTATTATTCATTTTTTTTAGTATTTTATATTCTTTACCTATTCCTACTAAATAATCTTGATGATAATAAGTATATTTTAATTTTTTAACCTTAAAAGGATAATCTATTTTAATTGTTTTAGTATATTTTTTCATACCATTTTTAAAACTATTAATGTTCGAGCGCTTTCCGTATTTTATTGCTATATATTGTAAACCATAACATATTGCTAATATAGGTATATTATATTTAAATATAATATTTGGTACAGGTGGTGATTTTTTATCGAGAATAAAAAAATCTGAACCACTAATTATAATACCATCAATTTTCTTTTTAAGAGCTTTTTTAATACCAGATATATCATGATATCTCTTAATAATTAATTTAGCATTATTTCCAATTGCATTTTTATACAACTTATGTTGATATTTCCAGTTCCATTTTTTGCTATACATTGATATTAGTAATATATTCATTTTTAATATAACACATTATAATTATCTAAGGATTCTCCCTTAATATTTATTCTAATATATGATACTGCTTGTAAACACGCATCACTTAAATCGTCCTTTTTTTTATTATTTTTAAATAAATCAATTAAGTTACTATTATTTTTAATATAATTTTCACAAATTGCAATACTAAGTTTTTTATTATATTGGTATTTGTTTTTTTTGAAATTTCTGGAATTTTTAACACAGCTTATATCATCAGCTAATTTTATATCCGGTGTATAATCATGTGTTTTTGTTTTAAGAGATGCATTAACTAATACTACATTTTCAACTTCATTATCCCAATGTTTAATTAAACTAAAATAATTATATATTATATGCTGTATTGTTTTCATAACTCCGTTTAAATTTGATGGTTGATTTTCAATTAATACATAGTTTATTTTTTCATACCCATTTTCTTTAATAAATCCAACTATATTATCCATTTCATAATAAACCCTTTCTGATATATCATCAATCCCTTTTAATTCTTTTTTACTATCAGCTATTGATATAATGCGCCAATCTAATATTTCTATTTTATCAGTTTTTTTTAAAATACATAGTGCAAGATTCTTAACTCCTATATCAAAACTTATATATATCATTTATATTAATACTATGTACTAATTCTTAATACTTTTTTGTATAGAAGATACAATTGTTTTATTAAACTCTTTGATATTATGATGTCTCATTAAAACTGTTAAATCTCTCCAAAAAGTATCATTCATATAATTACAATTATAATTGTTAATATCCTTGTGTTTTTTATATAACCATTTATGTAATTTCTCTTGCTTTTCTGGTTTTGATAGTTGCTTAATATTATGCATTTTTTTAGTCATCGTTAATCTTAATATAAAATTTTTTAATTCTTTACATTTAAAATATTCATTATTAATACCATCCCATAAATTATTAAATTTAATATAATTATAGCTCGGGCATAATATAAAGTTATCTTTGTAGTCTATAAATGTAGGATTATTATCGATTATTAATAGTTTCTTACTAATATCATATGATTTATTAACTTTCATAGACTTAATTAATAAAGGCATGATTTTTGCTACAGATTTTTTAATCATACCATTTTTATCTACAATGCAATTATTGCGTGTAAATATTGGTCTGTTAAACTTAATATTATTTTGCTTTTCTATTATTGCAATTTCCTTATGCGCCCAAGTTTTTTCGGATGCAGTAAATACATAAATAAAACTATTTGGATAAAGTTTTTTAATAGTTTCATAAAACTTTATAAAATGCGGTCTAATTAGCAGTGATTCAGTATTATAACTACTATTTAATATTTTATCACATTCGGTTTTGCTTTTGGCAAACTTTGGAGATAATTTAATATTTCTTCTAAGTATGTCTTGAATATTATATAAATCGCATTGATAGCTGCAATCGCCAATTATAGTACCATCTAAATCTAAAATAAATACAAATGGTTCCATAATTGAACTACTATTATAAATATATATATTTATTATATAGTAGGAAATCTAATGAATAAATATTCAAAAATAGATAATGATTACCATAAACAATTTTACTTTCAAAGAGGTAATGCATTTGCAAGAAATACTTTAACATTATCTCAAAGTAGACTATCAAATAAAATTACCATCAATAATTTAAAGAATATAGACGATGATAGTATATCTACATCAAAAAGTAATATATATATTAAAAAATTTGCTAAATATTACATAAAAAATAAATATTCGATTGATAATCGCTCTAAGTATTATAAATATATATGTAAAAAACTTAAAAACATTAAAGAATTGTCATGTTTACAGCCTAAAAAATACACAAAAGGAAAAAAGTTATATGATGGTTATAGTATCGATAATATTGTAAATTTAGAAAAACAAATAGGTTCAGATAGTAGATATGGATCTATTTACATAACATCGATAAAGAAAACGTTGGGCAAATATCCAATTGCAGCTAAAGTTATGAAAGTTAATAAAAAAAACTCATTTGAAAATGAGATAAATAATTTTATAACGCAAAATATATTAAGAAATAAACTATCTAAACATTTTGTTTTTACATACAAATCTTTTATGTGTGCAAATGCATCGGAAGAAGTTCCATATATTATTAAAAATGAAATATATTACATACTATTAAATGAACTTGCACACGGTGATTTAAAACAATTAAACAAAATGAAGACATATGTAATTGATGAATCATCTGTTTACAATGTTTTTATTCAAACTATATTATCTATAATGACTTTTCATTATGCAGGTTATACACATCATGACTGTCATTACGGTAATTTTTTGTATCATCGCAATAAGGAGGAAGGATATTATCATTATATGATAAATGATGTTGATTATTATTTAAAAAGTAGCAAATATAATATAATGATATTTGATTTTGGATTTGCTAAAAAAATAAATGAGGATTCAATAAATAATGATGTTATAGAGGATTATGTAAGAATATTTCATGCATTTCCCAATAAGAAAAAATTTAAGAATGCTTGGACAAATTATGTAGGCTATCCATCAAATGAATTTTCGGATTTTGTTATATTTTTATATAACAGATTTAGTAAATTAACAAGAGCCGAATTAACAAAAATGAAATCTATGAGCACTCTTGTTAATGATATAATATTACCACGTTTATTAGAGGCTCCAAAAAATATTTTTACTAAAACCAGACCAAAAGGTAAAATATTAAATAAGACTCCTTTTATCATCGATAAAACTTTGCATAATAGTTTTTTCTCTCGCGATTAATTTTTTTCTATTATCAAAATATCTTGTCATGCTTTCATATCCAGCATAAAGTAAATTAAAATAAACTTCATCATGTAGTTTCATTATTAAATTTTTATTAATAAGTTCTATATTCATCATTGGCAAATCTGGAATATTATCAGGAATATAATAATAATCAGCTTTATCTTCTTCTATTAGCTCACTAAGAACAACTTTAGTTCTTAATTTTTCATATAATTTTATTATTTGTTTAATTATAAACATAAAATTAAGTTTTGGCTTATCACAAACTATATCTTCATTTTTGTTTTTATTATGATAAGATTTATGTAGTACCATGCCTAAAATGTTATTATTTGGAACATTTTCAAATAGTTTAATAGGATAATTATTTGTTAATCCACCATCATAATAGTATTCATCTTCTATTTTTATTGGTTTAAATAATAAAGGTATTGTCATAGAAGCAGCACATGCTTTGAAAACACATACATCAGGTGTAGTTTCAATGCTAAATATTTTATTTTTACATGTATATATATTTGTTGTAGATACATAATAGTTAATTCCAAATCTTTTAGATAAATAAGAAAAAGTAACTTCATTATCGATATCAGGATATTTTCGCTTAATAATAGATTTTAAATGATTTGTAAAAATATTAATATCAGATAATCCAAAGTCTGTTATTATATTAATGCACTTTTTAAAAGATATATTGCATAATTTAGTATCATTTTTAGAAATATCTATAAATTCTTCAATTTCTTCAATTGTTAATTTAAATGCAATTGCTAATCCAACTATGGATCCAATAGAAGTGCCTGCGATATGTGTTAAATCTTTGAGCAAATTTTCTAAATATAAATATCGCAATGCACCAATAAACATAACACCTTTCATTCCCCCCCCAGAAAGCGCTAAATGTGTAATTTTAAAATCACTCATAATAATTAATAATGTTATGTATACTTATATATTTGACCTATATTCATTAACATTTACATTATAATATTTTAGAGCCTCTAATGCAGCATTATTTTCTGCTTCTTTTTTATTTTTTCCCGTTGATGTTGAAATAATAGCTCCGTTTCTATCCTTAACACAATATGTGAATATTTTAAAATTATCACGCGTTACAACATTTAGTTCTTTAAATAGTGGCATATCTTGTAAATAATGTTGCATATGCGAAACAAGCATATCTTTATAGTTATTTTTAACTATGATAAGTTCACTGAAATCAATGTAATTTTCAATAATATAAATTATCCAACTTTCAACAATATAATATCCGACACCTGACATTGGTGTTATTTTAATATTGTTGGGCATAATTACATCATCTTCGCTTGTTTGAAAATCTAAATATAACGCTCCAATAAATGCTTCAAATATATCTTCCATAATTTTATAGTTGATTCTACCATTCGCATCTTCCACTTGCTTAGATATAATTGCAAATTTTGGAAATCCTATTTTATCTGATAAATAACCTAACATTTTTCCATTTACAATTTTAGTTCTTATTTTTGATAAGAAACCTTCATTTTGATCAGGAAATCTATTATAAAGATAACTCGCAACTATCATTCCCAATAAAGAATCTCCTAAAAATTCCAATCTTTCGTAAGAGATATCTTGGAGTGGTAAACAATCATTTGGACACTTTATATTACTTTTATCAAAATCTGTATTTTTCATTGTACAATATGATTTATGAACAAATGCCACACGATATAAATTAATATTTTTATAATTTATATCACTAAGACCATTATTATCAAATAAATTTCTTAAATCTGCATCTTGTAGCAAAATATTTTTGCTATTATATGGTAAGTTTTCAGTATCAATTTCTTTTGTTTTGTTATGAATATTATCAATACGCTTCATTATTTAATAATTTATATTCAAAATAACTATATATCATTTTTTCTTTATACATAAAGATATACATATAAATATTAATAGTATATTTCTTTTAAATAGAATAACATAATAAATGAGTTATATTAACAATGAAGGTATAGCACCAACAATACAACTTGACTCAGTTGGAATAGGTTTACAACTCGATTCTATTGGTAATGCCATGAATGTTGATAAACTTGATTTAAATAGTACTGAGTATTTGGTTGTTGGTGAAAAACATCATGAACAAAGTGCAGATTATGATATGAAAAATGCCAAATGGAGTTTTTTAATTAATCAGCAAGGTGTAGCTATTAATACTTCCAGAAATGCGAGTTCTAATTTTTTAACACCAGATACTTCATTGTTTGTTGATGATAATATTTATTGTACAGGTATTATAAAAGCAACAGGATTAGAACTAAATAACATTATTTTAGACGGTGATCCACTTACAAGCAGTTTAATAAGAGATTTTATTATTAATGCTAACAATATATCGGTTAATCAACCGTTTCAAACAGGTACTCATACAAATTATGAAGATGTATATGAAGTAAATTATCAAGTTAAAAACGTTTTTACAACAAGTTTCGTAACTTTAGGTGGATATGTCGATACATATGAAAATACCCATCCTTTAAATATTGTTTCAACTGCAAACAATAAATTCAACAGTATGCATATTGCTATACGCAATGATGTAAATAATGATGAAGAAGCGTGTAAATTTGCAATGGGTATAATAGGCGGGTCAAATATATCGCCTGCTATTATTTCTACAACAAAAGGTATGCCACTTGAATTTCATGTCAGCAAATCATCGTCGATGATAGACGAAATATATGGATCTAATGCTATACCATTTTATACCCGCGAAGAACAATATCCCGCGATGACTATTGATGATCGCAATAATGTCGCTATCGGTATCAATAAAACAAGCACAAAAAGCTATACTAAAAATACTCTAAATAATGGTATTGTTACTGGTTCGGTCGTTACACAAAATGCAAAACTTGAAGTTAATGGTTTATCATGTTTCGATGATGTTTTAGTTTATGACTATGTAACAAATTCCCATAAAATTCTGGATGATATTTATGTTAGAAATAATGGTATAAGTGTTATAAATAGTACGCAAATATCAGCAGGTGATTTCTTAGGAGAATTTTACAATTTTAACAGAATTACTGTTAATAATGTTTTAAATGCAAACGATTTTGTTGTTGAAAATAATGTTAATATTAAAAACGAATTAAAAACTGAAACTCTTATTGTTAATAATGTTGCAAATTTTTCTGGTTTAGTACAATTTGACTATAAGGTGGAATTTAATAATGCTGAGGAAGTATCAATAAAAAAATTGAAAATTGATGATGATATTTATATTGGTAGTAAAAAAATTATACCTATTGACATTGATGATCCTGCAACTGGTTATGGAACATATAGTAGAAGTGAAGATGGTAGCAATTATTTCTTTGTATATGTTCATAGTAATATTGCTACATTAGATGCAAATTGTAATATTAGTTTTCCTAAAAAAATGGCCATTGGGCTTACTGAAAATGATGGTTTTGAAGGTATATTAAATGTTATTAAAACTGATGAAACAACCAGTAATAATTTCGATATAACACTAAAAAGTACAATTATGGATGAAGACTATTATGCTAATATTGGTCGATTGTCGAGATTAGATCATGTAGATAATAGTTTGATTATTAACACCAACAGAGTTAGTGGTAAAGAAAATAATATCTACTTTTATCCCGAAACTAACATGTCGGAAATAACAAGTAATTATTTTTTGCCAAATATTCGTAATACACCACCTACTCTTTCATTACATAATGGTAGTGTATCTATAAATAAACTCAGTGCACGTGAAGGTTTTGAATTTGATGTTGATGGTAAAGTTGCTGCCAAGGAATATCATTTATCAATCGATAATGAAATGCATAGATTGAGTTCTTTTGTATATCAAACTAAAAATTATTTTAATTTATCTGATTATTATACTGACAAATTTTGCATTAATTATAATACATTAACTGCATTTGCTACAAACATGAAAGGTTTAAATGTTAAAAAAGGTATTAATGCAGATGATTACTATCGCAATGATAAAATAGTAGAAACTCTTCAAAATGCCAATTCGCCAAATGAATTTTACACAAATAAAAAAATATCTATAGGCTGGCAAGGTGAAGATATTAATGTTCCTTTGCAAATTAGAAATTTAACCACAGAAGACTATAATTATTCTATAATAAGAATTTATAGAGGTATTCGCGGTGGTGGTCTCAAAAATAACGCAGATTATAGTGGCATAGATTTTTGTGAATATGATAGAGATTTAGGTAGTGATAGAAATGCTGAGAGATGGTTTATTTACAAAAATCATACATACGGAGATGTTGATGCAAGAAATGTTCAAAGAGTCGGTCCATTACAAATTGGTTATATTGATAAAGATGTTAAACCATCTACATATGGTATGACATTTTACTATAATACTCAAAATTCAAAATATCATATTGACGTCAACAAACCAGAAATATCTTATAGCGACATTGACTCTGCTATGTCTGTATATGGTGATTTGGAAGTTCATGGTGATATCAAAATTTTAGATTATAATGGTTGTAACTATAACTTTAAATTGCAGAATATTTCATCACTTGCTGAAATTACGCAATATATAAAAACAGTTGAAACTTATGGGGATAATATACCAGATGGTCAAGCTCCGGGATATGAAACATTAAATAATGATATTAGCTATACCGGTCATAATTTACTTTATATGCCAAATAAAAGTGTTGTTGTTGATCCAGTATTTGACTCAAATATTCCATTTGTGGTTAAGCAAGACAATTCCAATCTTGCAACATCTAAATTTATAACATATGCTGACGGATCTTTGGCATGCTCATCTTTTATTGAACTTGCTATATATGATAGTAATCAAAAAATAGCAGATGATAACTATGAGAAAACAGATAACATAAATAATATGATTCGATTTAATCTTTCGACCGATGATGCTAAAACTACTAAGTTTGATATGAGCTTTTATCATAATGATTATTATAAACAATTTTTCACTTTCAGAAATAGACTTGATGATTTTGATAATATATTAGGTTCAACGACGCATGTTGGTATTGGTACAAATATAGATAATAACAGTAATATTGCATTTCATATTGACGATATTAATAGATTTGGTTTACAAATAACTAATGATGAAAAATCTCCTGCGATAAATTTATTGCATACTGGAGCTACCAGCAACATTTATCATACTATGCGTGGTGGTAGTTTTGATAATAATTATAATTTTAGTATTGATGTGGCAAATACCAGTGAATATAATGAACCTGACTCCAAGGAAGTTTTTATTATTGATGCGTTCGATGGCAATAAACTCAGACATGGTGCTCGATTTGGATTTAATGATACAACATTAAATGAATCTTTTGCAATTAAAACTGACTATAATACATCTGCTATGTCTATTACAAGCAGATATACTCAAAATCATATATTCAATAGTTTAGTAACAATTTTGCCAGAAAATACAGAATTACTAAAATTGGATTATAATTGGAGTGATGAAAGCAAGTCATATTCAGCCACATTTAATTATAATATTACTACTTTTCCAAATAGTGATAATAATAATAATCCTATTTCTGCAGCCAATAAATCAGATCCAGAATTTACATTTTCAACAAATATTGAATTAGAAAGTAATTTTTTGTATAAAACAATCCACTCTAATTTAACAATATCTTACAATTCTTCTAATTTAGATTATAATAATAACGCTTTTAATGATCCAGTAGTCAATGTTGTATCTACGTTAGAAGATTTAGTAGAAACAACTTTGCAATATCAAGCAGCAATTTATAATAATTTAATTGAGCCAAATTTAGTTCTTGCAAATCACAATTTTATACCAGATGATATGGTTTTTAGTACACATGTAATAGATCTTGTTATAGAAAGTAACTTAGATTTAATTGACGGCATTGCTTCTAATTATAAATTTAATTATGAGTTTGAACTTAGTTCAAGATTCCCTGATTATATTAATTGCAATATTACTAATATTTATGATTATAATACTGCATCCAATATTGCTGAAAATAGAAATATGATATATATTAAAAATACAATTTATACTGATATTTTACCATTTGATCAAAATGAATATTATTTTGAATTTATAGAAAAAAATGTATTTTTAAGTGATTTATCTGATAATGGAATATATGAAAATGTATTTTTAGAATCTGATACAAGTAATATTTTGAGAATTAATTCAAATTTAGATTTTACAGGGAAATTTATTGCTGAGCGTGATAATTATATAAATTATAAAACAACCAGCAGATTACCAAATGCATTTGTAAATCCAACTCCATCTGAAAATTCAATTGAGTATACTTATAATACAGTTATTGATGCACAAAATAATTCAAATATCTATATTTCTACATCAAATTATGTAATATATAATAATGTTAATAGTACGCCGCGTGATGTAGAATTAGTTAAGCTTACTGAAAATATTTTATTAGAAGACTCATTTACTATTTTTGACAATGATATCACTACACAAGTTTATCTTACTGAATATTTTAATAAACTCCAAGATTTTCAAGACGAAGATTATTTAATACGTATTAGAAACTATAATTATAAAAATTATAAACCACATATTACGCTTGCAAATAATATAGACTCTCTTAATATTATCGAAGGTCATCAAATATACAGTTACGATGGAATATTTGAAATTAAACATGTTAATAGTGTTAATAATAGTACATGGGTACCATTTAAAATTGATGCAGATGGTAATGCTACTATTCGTGGAGGAATATTTATGGAAGGTGATATGAGATTTGATGGTAAAATATACGATTCAAATGGTAATGATTTAATTGAAATTTTAAATAAAAATTATTATAAAGAATATGAAATAAATTCAAGTAATATACATTTTAACTCACATGGATCTAATGGTGTTGAAATTAATGGTAGAGCAAGTCATACTCTCGATGATTATAAGTATTTATATATCAAGGATTATTCAGATTATGAAACTTTTGAAGATGTTATGATATTACACAAACGCAATCTTGAAACACCTCAATTTAAATTAGATTTATATGGTGATCTTGATACTTCAAATGGTATACTGCGCGTTGAGGGACGTGATATAATAAGAGACACATGTAACTATACATTATTATCAAGTAATATAATATCAAATCGAATAACTGATTTAAATACAGATCATATTGCAGAAGAGCTTGATTCTCATAATAAATTTATAATTGATCATAAATATAATGATAATTTAGAAATAAATGGTAATTTAACTATAAATAGTAATTTGATTGTTTTAGGTGATGAAACAAGATTAAATACTGAGATATATACAACTGAACAATTAGAAGTAGAAAATAATAATACTGGTGTTGCATTAAAAGTAACTCAAAAAGGAAGTGAAGATATAATTAATATATTCAATAATACAACTGAAGTTTTTACAATATTGTATGATGGAAAAGTGGGTATAAATAATGATGCACCTTCTTATGAATTTGATTTAGATGGTTACATGCGGGTATCAAGCAATTTATATGTTACTCGCAAAGTCGGTATAAATAATGAGAATCCTTATGTTGGATTAGATGTTAATACTGTTGATGGTATTAAAATACCACGAGGTGTTACTTCTCAACGTCCAACAAACGGTATTACAAGTGATGCAGAATTA